CGCGACCACGTGGACGGGTTCAGCACTGACGACCACGATTACCAATGAGTGGGACAGCAACCACACGACGACCGCCGTACCGATCGACGACGTTGAAGCCGCGGTGAATAAGGTCTACGACGGCAGTGGGCTATGGCCTAACGCCCTGATCATCAACCGCAAAGTTTTTCGCAACTTGCGGAACCTCGATCAGATCATCGAACGCATTCAGTCGGCAGGTGCCGGCAATGCGACAAAGGCAAGCGACATCACCGCGGAGATGCTTGCTCGTGTCTTCGACCTTGAATTTGTCATTGTCGCAGGCTCAAGCCGCAACGGTGCGAACGAAGGGCAGTCGGCATCAATCGGTCAGATTTGGTCGAGCGAGTATGCGATGGTAGCACGAATCGCCACCAGCAATGACATGCAAGATGCTTGCATTGGCCGCACGTTCCACTGGTCCGCCGATGGTTCGAGCGTTGGCGGTACGGTTGAAACTTATCGCGATGAAGTGGTTCGCGGCGACATCGTCCGCGTCCGCCATCAAGTCGCGGAGGTGATTCTGTACCCCGAAGCCGGGCACCTTCTCAGCAACGTTACCACACTCTGAGAATAGCATGGCAACGGTTTTCGATTCCCATTTCGCCTCGGTGGGCTTCCCCCTGCTGCTATCGCAGTTCGGGGAGTCGATTACCTATTTGCCAAGCGGCGGCGGGTCGCGTGCGATAACTGCCATCGTCGAACGCGACCCGCCCGCAGTCTTAGATGCAGCGGGCAACGCTGTTTTTCCGCGGGCAACAATCCGCGTTTACAACTCTTGCCGGTCGGGTATTTCATCGAAAGAAATCAACACTGGCAAAGATGAAATCGAAATGCCGCTAAAGATAGGCGATACAGTGCCGAAGCGGTTTTCGATGATGCAGATGCAGAGTCAAGATAGCGGCGTTACAGTCGTGGCGGTGATATGAGCGAGCCGGTAGTCGATCGAATACTAGCGAGCGTGCGAACGCGGATGGCTGCGTACACGTCGGCATTTCGATCAACGAAGGTAGCGACATGGCAGCCGAAAGACTTGGTTATCCATGTCGAGCAGGGAGAGATGACACCGAAGCCTGAGATGACTTGCCCGGGCAATCCGCCGGCGCAAGCTTACGAGGTCGCGGTGATTATTTCGGGGATCACAAAGCCAAGCGACGACGATACAACGCCGATCGATCAACTGAGGAATCGACTTTCATCGGAGATAATTAAGGCGGCAACGAACGCGGCAAGGTGGCACACATGGGGAGAGCTTGCGATTGATACGCAACTGGGAAGCATTGAGCCGAACGTAAGCGAAGACGGAAGTATGCCAGCGGTGAAGGTAAATATGTCAATTACATTTCGCACCGATGAAGATGATCCTTATCAGGTGCGATCGTGATTGATTTCATCATCGAGCGGAGACAATTAGAAAAGCTACAGGAAGCCATCAAAGGCACGAGCATCAACATCCGCAAAGAGCTTGCGGTTGTGATCAACAAAACAGCGGCAACGACACTTCGAGAAGTTGCAAAAGACATTGGCAGCGAATTAAACACAACACAAAAGGCAATCAAATACGGCAGCAAGGCCCTAAAGGTATTGGAAAAAGCAACCTTCACGAAACCGGGATCGCGAGTACGAATAACGCGAACCGGCCGAATGAGCTTGCGACACTTCAAACCAAAACAGGGGCCGTTAGGCACATCGTTCAAGATCAGCAAAAACAGGCCGGCAACGTTTGTGCGATCGGCGTTTATGGGACCGGTTCCAGGCAGAGTTAACCCGCAATGGGCGGGCAACGTTTTTAAGCGGATTGGAGATTACAAGCTTGCGTCGAAAGGGGCATATCGAGGTTACATGCGGCAGCCGATTACGAAGCTAAACGCTGCATCGCCTTGGGGCGTATATATCGCCAAAAACTTTGCACCCGAACAGATTCGCCGCATCAATGCGCGGCTGCGAAAAGAGATGGACGAGCGAATCCGGTTTCGGGTCGCGACTAAATTCAACAAAGCCAAACCGAAACCGAAAGGAGCGTGAAAAATGTCACTATTACGACGCCGCACAGTATTTGCCGCCAAAGCAGAATCGACGATCGGAACCGCCGAAACGCTGACGAATGCGGAAGGGTCATACAACGTTTACGACTTGCTGATTCAACCGCAGATTGAAGCAATCCAACGCGAAGGGCAGGGGGCATTCAACTATCTTCCCGCGGTCATGGGGGCACGCGGTGGCGTTGCTACGTTCTCGACTGACCTGCCGTGGGGCGGTGATGGGGCATCGCTGCCAACGTGGGCGACGGTGCTGTTAGCCGGCTGCGGCTACGTCAATTCGTCGGGCACCTTCAAGCCGAAAACTCTCAAGCCAGGCACAAGTTCAACTGACCCGCGAACGCTGACAATCGCGGGCTACGTCGATGGCAAGGCTCGCAAGCTAAGCGGTTGCATGGGGACCGTGAGTTTCGATCTACCTACGGGCGGGCTTGCCAAAGCGAACTGGACCTTCACCGGTAAGTGGGAAGACGAGGCGGACGTTTCGCTGCTTGCACCGACCTACCCGACGGACCTGCCAAGCCGATGCGCCGGCGATACTTTCCAATTTAACAACGTGTCTATCTGCGTATCGAGTTGCACTATCGATGCGGGAAATACCGTAGTGCTTCGAGAGTGCACGACACACGCAAGCGGCTATGCTTCGGCGATCGTTACGAATCGACAGCCGACGATCAGTGCTGACCCAGAGGCAACGCTAACGGGCCGCTATTCGCTATTCACGGCATCGACTGAATACGAGCTGGAGTACAAGCTTCCGACCGCAGGCAGCGGGACGATCATATTCCTGGCGAACAAGGCACAGATTCAATCGATCGCTCAAGGCAATCGAAACGACATTGTGACCGATGACATTGTTTGGCAGTGCAACAAAAACGGCACGACCAACGACGAAGAGCTAACTATTCAATTCGTGGACAACGTACCCTGATGCCGAAATCACTAGACACAACCGACCGCATCGTTTTCGTTTTGGCGAGCGATGCGGACAAGCCGAAAGCAACGCAACCGCGATTGATTGGGCAAGTGCTTACGCTTGGCCGTCAACGAAAACTGATGGCTTCAATCAAGCGAATGCAAGCGGCAAAAGATCCCGATGAGCAGATCGACGCCGCACTAGACGCGGTAGGGATTTGCCTATCGGGCTGGGAGAATTTCGGCCAAGAGTACAGCCGCGAAGCGTTGGTCGATGTGTTGACGCAAAACGAAGTTCTCGAAGTGATCGATTCAATTGTTGAAACGTTTACCGCGGACGGCGACGACTTAAAAAAATCCGAGTCGCCGCGGCCGTCCGCTGCGGCGAACTCTGCAAGTCATGTCGTGGGCGATGTGCCGAGATATTCAGTGGAAACCAGTACGCCGAACTTGAGTGTCCCTCGTGTGGCGGCGATGGTTGCGAACGGTGCGACAGTGGATTTTGGAAATTGACACAGTGCCCGGCAGTGTACGTCGGGCAGGAAATGATCGATCAAATCAACATCGCGGGAAGTTGCACCGATGGCGTGCTACCGCAAGGCGGCGGGCTACTCGATCAGTCGGCGTGGTGGTTTGAACTGCGGTCAATTTTGCGAAGCGAAGAGCGACGAATTGAAGATGAGCAAATAAAGCGAGAGCGGAATCGTGGCAGACATTGAGTTTCGCATAGGCGGCAAGGACGACACCGGCAACGCGATTGCATCGGCGACGAAGGGGCTTTCGCGTCTCGAATTGTCGTTTGGTCAGATTGTCAAAGCGGCTGGCGGATTTGCTGCGGTTAATGCTTCGATCAATTTGGTATCGCGTGGCATTTCTAATCTCGCTGGGCTAGTTGGTCAGGGCGTCGCAGACTTCGACAAAGCAACGGAGGCACAGCGGGCGTTAGCCAAGGCAATGGAGCTAAACGGCGGCACGACCGACGAACAAGTCGCTAAGCAAATGTCGTTAGCCGAAGCTCTGGAGCGAACAACGAACGTCGAAGCGGAAACGACTGCCGAACTAATGAAATCGGCGGCGATGCTTGGCGTGCAGAATGATCAACTAGGCGAAGTCGCTAAGACCGCTATTGGCTTATCGGAGGCAATGGGCGTTAGCCTAGAAGACGGTTTGAAAAAGGCACGACTAGCGACAGAGGGCAATTTTTCTTCGTTCAATAAGCTTATTCCGTCGCTGAAAGACATGGCAACGGACGAAGAGCGGTTGGCCGCGGTTATGTCGCTGGCGAACAAAGGGCTAGAGCAAAAGACAGGGCAAGCCGACGGGGCCGCGGGTGCTTATGAGCGAATGTCAAATCGCGTAGGCAACATGATGGAAAAGATCGGCGAAGCGATTAGCCCGTTTCGCAAGCTTGCTTTCGATGGGATCGGATTTGCGGCGGATAAGATAACGGAAGCGATCATCCCGGCTATCGCAGCGATGGGGCCAATAATCGAATCGGCACAAGGATGGCTTGAGACGTTCCGCAAGTTTGTCGTCTTCATGGTCAATAGTGCGATAACCTCATTCACTTTTTGGGAAGTCGTTATTGGCAACTTCGGCACCGTGATTGAAATGATGGTCGCGTCTGCTCAATTGCAATTTGAGCGGCTAGTCGAGACGATCAAGCACGCCTTAACTGTGCAGATCCCAGCCTATGCGTCTTGGTTTGCTGAGAATTTTACAAAGCTAATGACAGACGCTTTCAATGCAACAGTAACAATCGCAAGCAACCTCGGGACGAAGATCGCGTCGATACTCTCTCGTATATGGGAGTTCGTTTCGTCAGGCATGTCAGGCGGATTTGACAAGCTATCAGAGGACATCGGTAAGCTTGCTGCGGGAAGTCTGCTTGAGGGCTTCAAAGCGACCGCGGACGAACTGCCAGAGATCGCAGCGAGGGCGATGACGGATCGAGAAAAGGAACTGACCGAAAGGCTTGGCAGTCTCGGTAGCAAGATTGGCGATGAGTTTAACAAGAAGCTAAGCGGTCGACTGATCGGAACTGAGGAAGCGGTAACGAGCGTCAGCAAAGCCGTTTTGTCATCCGCTGGCGGCGGTTCCGCTCAAGACAAAAAAGCAAGCGATGCGGTTTCGGAAATGCTTGGCGGCGGTGGTGGTGGCGGTGGTGGTGGCGGTGGGGCATTGCAAGCGACATCCGGCAGGCTGTTGAGCCGCGGACCCGGAAGCGATATTCCCGACCTGCTGCGGCAAATGATCGACGCAACAAAGAGCGTCGGAGCCATCGCACAAATACAAGCAGACTCCGCGGCGGCTGCACAAAGCCAAGCCGCACAAAATGCGGCGGCAATTACTTCCGCATTGTCAAAGGCCCCGACACTCGCACCGGCCCTGCAATGACAGTACAAGACATAACCGAAATGTGGTCCCGCCATGGTGCTACAGTCACCTCGGCTAAGGCTACGCCGTCAGATAGCGTTATTGCTTATACCGCCGCGTATCAGGTCACTGTCAGCGATCCGCTTAACGACGATCCGGCAGTAGTTCGGCAGTCGGGCATCACGCCAAAAATTGGCGACTACTACGGCGGCGATAATCGGTATCGCGCGAAGTCAATCACGGTTAGTCGATTGTCACCGATCTTCTACCAAATCGAAGTTGGCTACGAAGGGCTAGAAGATCCCGAGATTTCGCGGCCGTCGCTTTCGTGGTCGAGCGTCGCGACTGACGAAGAGATCGACAGGGACATCTACGGGCGGCCGCTAATGATGGCGACAGGCGAGCCGGTGACGGGGATCACCCGCGACATCTCAGATCAGCAACTCACAATAACGCGACGGTTCGAAACCTTCGACGCTTCGTTTTGGTCGGAGTACATTAACTGGACAGTCAACGCCGATTCATTCGCAGGCTTTCCTCCAGGCACCGGAAGGCTCAGGGCGGTCAGTGCTCAAAACGCATTCAGTAGCGACGATGCAGACGATCCCGGCTTTTGGAACGTCACGGCGACATTCTTATTCCGTCGCGGGTATTTGGTGGATGATGAGTTCGCTTGGTATGCTCGCTATCGGAACGAAGGATTTTACGAAATCATTTCAACAACGGTGCTTGAGCAAGTGCCAGAAAGCGGCAACGATCCGCTACCGCTTGTAACGCTCAAATCCCTGAAGCCGATACTCGACGGCACGGGCCAAAAGAAATCGACACCGACGCTTCTAAAGCTTGACGGCACGATTGAAACAAATCCGAACAACGCTGTTTATTTGCTTCGCCCCCTCTACTTTCCCAAAAGTTATTCCGCACTAGGGCTTCTGTAATGGCTAACACAATTCGCATCACAACCCGCATCGAATACCTCGATGAGGGCACGCCGTCGCCGCCGTCCGTGTCATCGAAAACGACATCGATCACGACGACATCGGCGATACATGCTCAGGTGACGCAGATCGTCGGGACATCGCACGAACTGCTAACCGCTGGCGATCAAACCGATGACGTTGTTTGCATGGTCGAAAACAAATCAGCGAGTTCAACGCTTTCGCTTGGCGTGGTTGTATCGGCGACCTACTACCCGCTGTTGGACATTCCCGCAGGCGAACGGGCGATTTTGCCGCGGCTTGATGCGTTGGCATCGACATATATTAAATCGACAGCGGCAAGCACGAACGCACTGGTCACGCTCTACAAAGTGGTCGCACCGGCATAATGGAACTTGCGTCAATCACGCCGGAGCAGTGGCGGGTCGTTTGGGGCTTTGTGAAGTCGCAACTATCCGGCACGCCACGACCGCGGATCATGTCGAGTCAATCCGCGTTTGATACGATCAGTTTTCGCAACGATTCGGGCGAAGAGATCCCTGCATTTGCGGCGATGCGGGTCACTGGCGTTGCGATGCTCGATGACCAAATCGTCGTCACAGTCAACAAGCCAAATTCGTCAACGTTTGAAACGCTGATCAACGGGCCGCAAGCGGTAGCGACGACAGCGAGCGGCGGCCGGGACATCGGAACGGGTTACAAGTACGGCATATTGCAGGCCAAGGTCGAAGCGGGTCGAGCACTAGGCGAGACACTCAAGGCAAAGGCGTCATCGTGGGAGCTTGAAGACGGCACCGGTCCGTTTATTTTTTTGGGCTACGATACCGAATATGATTGCGGGCTTGTGAGGTATGCGGCAAGTGGCGGCGGTGGCTTTACCCTCTACCGCTTCGAAACCACGGCCGCATACACGATCGGCACAAGCGTATCCGCGACGATCAAGACAATGGCCGGCACTACGTTTGCATCGGGTGCAACGCTTAAAGATCCCGAAGCAATATTCATCGGCCTAGCCTCCGGAGCGAAGGGCTATTGCATCGCACAAGGCGGCGAATACTTTGCAATCCAGGCATTGTGTTCACCTGAGGAAGGGTACGTCTAATGGCTACCCGCTGGTTCGGGCCGCGGCCGGCCGTTGGTCAGCTTGAAGCCAATGTGCGGCACGGTTCTTGCGGCTGTTGCAAGTGCGGCGGTTTCGACAACGGAAGCAACGTTTTTAACAACACGCTTACGGATCGAGTTAACTACCCTGCATATCGCGATGGGCTGCGGGTCAAGCTTGTTATATCGGGCATTCAGGACGCCCACTCAATTGAGATCGACGAATATTATACTGACATCACCGGCATGAGCGGGCTAAATGGCACGTGGTATCTATCGGTCGTGAGGACGCAATACGGTTGCATATGGTCCGCAGACGATTCCGAGCTTGTTGAGATTACGTACAACATTTACGAAAATTACGTTCCTTATGATTACACGTATACGCTTAACGCCAATATAGAGGCAAAGTCTGCTAGGTCGTCGCAAGTAGTTGCCGGTAATTTTTTTAATATACTTTCCCTTGGGCTTGTGACGGATCTTGGGGCGTTTAACCCAGGAGCTTTGACGCCGCCGCCGTTCGATGGCGTCCATCCGGTACTAGGTATTGAGTTTGTGCCGACGTCAAGCGAATACAGCCAAGCAACGCAGAAGACAGGACCGACTTTTAATTGGAGCCGAATCGGTTGGGATGGTGCAAGAACTCAGGACATAATCAGCGGCAACCTTCGTTTCTTTCGTTCGGTCTTTGGCGGGTGGGGCGACGTGGTTGCCTATGACGATCCGGCATGGACAGGCATCGATGATTTTTACGATACGGCGACAGACACATTCAAAACCGCGGGCACGTTTACCGCAGAGCTTGAGCGACTATGAGGCGGCTTTTCCGTTGCCCTGCTTGCGGTCAGTCAGGCATCATTGGGTCCGCTAATTTTGTGCGATGCGGGTGCAAAGCAAAGTACCGCGG